CCTAAACCAAGTAAGACTGAGTCATCTAGCTCACTCCCAAAAACACCACATTCTGGACCACAAGAACAGCCGAATCCTTCAACAGTTGACGGGTGGAATGCAAAACAATCAAGAAGTGGTAAAGGTTGGTATTGGAATAAAAATGGATTTAATACCTTTATTCATCCGAATGATTTATCTGATTTAGATAATGATGGGAAAAAACTCCCAGATGATTGGTTATCAACAGCAAGTACAGAGCAATATGGGAAATTTCCTATTGGAACCATATATTATTTCAATAAGGGCAATGAAACTCAATGGTATAGTCCAAATTATGGCATATTACCAGAAGGATGGACGGTTGGTTGGTCAACAACTAAAAACAAAATGTATTATGTATCTCCTAATAATAACTCTCAATGGACCTTTCCAAATGGGGATGAAACAGGCGAAGGGTCTGGTACTCCTATTGCACAATTACCAGCATCTGTTGCAGCAGCTCCAAAATTTATTTATTTACCAGAAGGATGGACTAAACGCATATCAAAAACAACAGGAAAGAGCTTATATTATAAACATGGAACGAATGAAACATCGTGGGATTTAGATAAAATTCCAGGTTATCCAGAATGGCTTAGTAAGCAAAGCGACGAAATTAAAGCAGAAGCTGATGCAGCAAGAAAACGAAATGCTGAACGTGCTGCAAATCCTAAGCTTCCAGTTGAAGAAGCAGCTGCTGAAGGGCCTGCTACCCCTACACCACAAGAAGCAACTGTAGCTGAGGCACCAGCAACTGTAGCACCAACTTCTGGAGCTACTTATTTACCACCAAAATGGTATGAACGTGTATCAAAATCAACAGGAAAGACACTCTATTTTAATAATGAAACTAAAGAGACATCATGGAATTTAGATGGAATTCCAGGTTATTCAGAATGGATTAATCAGCAAGGAGATGAAATCCAAGCTGCAGCTGAAGAAGCGGAAAAGCGTGATGCTGAACGTGGTGCAAGTCCAGTAGTTCCAGTTCAAGAAGAAATACCTTCAGAAGAAATAGTTCCCACTCCTAGACCAGTACTACCAGAAGTACCAGCAGTACCAGCAGTACCAGCAGTACCAGAAGTACCAGCAGTACCAGCAGCAGTTACTCCAGAAGTAAAACGGCCTCCAGTAGATGCTATAGTAAAGTATTTACCACAAAATTGGTATGAACGTGTATCAAAAAAGTTTGGGAAGACATTATATTATAATCCATTAACTAAAGAAACACATGGGACTTTAGATAAAATTCCAGGCTATGCAGAATGGATTAGTAGGCAACCACAAGAAATTAAAGATGCTGCTGAACTAGCAAGAAAACGTAATATTCAGCGTGATGCTAACCATTCTGCAACTCAAGTTGTTCCAGTTAAAGAAGAAATAGTTCCCAATCCTATACCACAAGCTCCTACCCCAGCTAAAAGCACGGAAGAAGCATTTTATGACAGATTTGGCGAGAAACCTCCTAAAATACAAAGATCATATCAAGGATTGCCCATAGATCACCCTAACTATGGAACTGGCTCTATACCTCAAGGTCTTGTTGAAAGACGTAGGCATGCTATTCAGAATAAAGTAGGTGGATCAAGAAAGAGACGCAAGTCGACACCTAGAAGACGCACACGGAAGAACTAATCTAGATCCTCTATATAGATATTAACATCATACAGAAATGTATGATGCTAATGAAATAGGACTAAACTGGCGAGGGACGCTTGAGACTCTATCAAGTGTACCCGAGTCAAAATGTGCATCTGTTCTTGACGGCCAGATGAAAGACCATACCGGCAAGATTCGTGCAACAATTCAGATTGATGAAACTCTCATTGATTCCACTATGGGAAAACTATCTTGGGCTAAAAGGAGGGCACAGGGAGAATCTGAATCTCAAGACTATCTCGTGAAACGACCATCCTCACAGCGCCATTCAAAACAGGAGGCCGTTATTCAATGGCTTTGTTATAAAAGTCTGGCTGCGGTAAATCTACCATCTCACTGTCCTCGCATCTACGATATTTTTACACAATCAAGGCAAATATGGTTTTCAATGGACCCCGTATATAATGCGCCTGTTCTAGAGACATATCTTAAGACTCTCCCACTTTGGAAGATAAAGCATAAAACGAACGGTATCATACTATTTAATATTTTATCTCAGGTTGCCATGTGCTGCTTCGTATTAGAGCGATCTATAGGGTTTAATCATCGTGATTTGAAGCCTGATAATTTACTGATAAGAACGGATGAAGTTAAGTCCCATGTGTTGAATTGGCGGAATGAATTCGAACTAACAATTGCGTCTTCTCCAACTGCAACACTTGTGGATTTCGGTTTCGCCTGTCTTGGACCAGGAAAGATTCCTTGGATTCAAGCGGGTGATGATATTCTTTCATCATTTGACGCATGTCCGAGAGTTGGACGTGACATGTTTATGCTGATTGTCTTCCTATTATGGCAACCAGACATTCAAGCAAGTCTAACAGATGAACACTTGGATTTTCTGAAATCATCTCTGCATTTAACAACGGACAGATGGAAACAGATGTTTGAGATAAATAAAAACCCGATTGATTGGATTTACAAGCTTATAACTGAGCGAAACTTTCAATGTCCTGCTATGGATGCCTTGTCGTGGCTTCAGACTTGTGCTGAGAATTTTCCAGATATAGTATCTATTAAGAGCCATCCAGGCTCAAATACACTTTCATAATCCTGAGGTCCTGCTGGTCCAAACCACCTATTTGGAGAACATATTAGTCTTTCTGTAGATTCAGCAAAATTCGCATAGCTTAGATATACTGCCCACCAGCTAAATGAGGAATTTGAGAGAATCATATACTGAAAAGTCTGCAACATTGTGAAATCTATAAGAGGGTCTTTATTAGATACCACCTTGTCACCCTCTTCATATAGGTTTGCGTAGACCCAAGATGTATCATCGGTAATCCAACAAATAACTCTTTTTCCTAAGCGTCTACCCAGTTCAGCTCTAGCGCCCTTATAATACTCTTTTGTACAGACAAGATGATAATCTGCAGCCTTCAGATAATCTCCTCGACGAACATGTGCTCCAACCCAACCAACCTCTCGTATTCCTATATTTACTAAAAGATCTGTTACTTTTTTCTTTAGTTGAGGCTGTGGCTGAAAGAGAATTCGTAGTTCTTCCTTATAGTCTTTAAAATACTGACTTGATTGAAAGTATCCTGATAATTTAACTAGGTTATAGGGTGGGTATGGCATAGGACTGTAGCTGAATCCTCTTTCATGTATTGTAAACCATGCAGACTTACCATCTATAAGTTTCCATTTATCTGAATCTAAATATCCTTTCCATACTGGAGGTCTATCTTCTGGATAGTTCCATGTAGAAGGAAGATATAACTCAAATTCATGAATTTTTGCATATGCGTAGGCCGTAGCAATTTGGAAAAGTTGGTTTCCCAGTCCTCCCATTAATTCTACTGTTACGGACATCTCTATACAATATTTCAAAGTCATTTAGACGCCAGAGACTATACTTATGTAGAATGGCCAAACGATACAAAAAAGCGAAAATTCCGAAGGCAGTGCGAGAACAACTATGGTTAAGAGATGTTGGGAAGGAGTTTGAATCAAAATGTATGACATCTTGGTGCAAAAATAGAATGACATTGTTTGACTATCAATGTGGGCATAATATTCCAGAATCAAAGGGTGGTAAGACTGTTTTAGAAAATCTCGTACCCATCTGTTCACGCTGTAATCTAAGCATGAGTAATAATTTCACATTTGAAGAATGGAATTCTAAACATGAAAGCAAAAAGAGTTGGTGGTCGAGGTATTTCTCGTGTTTCTTTATGCATAATACACGCATTTCAGACCATACTCCTTCATGCATTTCTCAAGGAAAACCTCGCACTGATGACAAGGGTTCGACTTCATGAACTGATTCATTCCCTCAGATTTCGTGTTACGGGAAATTCTGACAATATACATGGCTGCACCTTTGAGTTCATGAATATTACCCAGTGTCTTAATAACATTCTTTTCGGCGTGTATACTGGATGCCGAATAACCAGAGCCACGACTTCTTGAACCGAACCCGTTTGTGGCCTCAGCAATGATTTTACCGCGCTTTACTAAGAAGGCCACATGAATATGTGCGAAATGTGCATAGCGCAAATTAATGGTACGTTGATTATCAATAATTTGCTCTAACAGTCGAATATCACTTTGTCTCATTTGTTAGATAGATAGTTGCAGTCTATTTTAAATCCGTATACATCAATTTTTACAGGGCATTAATTGCCAAGCCATACACGCACGCGTTCTTTCAAACCCATTTTATATCTTGACCAGGATATTAAAACTGCCTTGCGATAGTTCTCCAATTGTTCATTATTCGTCTGAAAGTGTTGTATAAGTGCAGCAGCATGCATCCAACTCTCTGTTTTTAAGAAGGGAATCTGATCATTGAAAAGTTTCAACCAGTGCTCGTTTTCAGGAGATTCAATGAAGACTGGTATGCATCCACAGTCTAGGGCCTCATAGAAGCGGTATGTTTCTACATTTTGACCTCTTGGACAAGGAACAAATTTACTATTTAACATGAGTGAGATATACTCTTCATGTTTGAGTTGATTCGGATCATTCCAGTCATTAAACCATTTTACATAATTTGGTGTAATACAGTCTAGAACCGCCATATCATTCGCTCGGTTCATCCAATTTGTTCCTGCAAATGACCACATATTATCTCTGAATGGCAGCTCAGGTGTTGATATGTGGGGAACATCACGGTTTCCTCTGAACTGCCAATGATATCCAAGAGGGACAACAAGGATCTTTGGGTCATCTGGTAAATCTGGACGAGAATAGAATCGCATGACGCCAGTGACACCAGGCCAGCTGTAAAAGTCAATGGGATCTGACCCATGTTCATCTGATAGGTGTAGAATTTTGAATGTGCGACCTGATGAACTTAGATTCTTTATCCAGAGCAGCTGTTCATCCCAGAGAGTTTTTATTACCACAAGAACAAGTTGATCGTAGCCCTCTAGTGTATCATCTATTTTCACCTGGTCTATTGTAAATTTAGTTGTTTGAAAGAGGTCTTGTAGCCAATTGGCCTCATAGAGAGTTGATGCAGATAAATTACATACATCTAGACTAACAAAATTTGTACCAGTCCTTTTGGGCGTAGGTATAGGTACAGCTGCAGGTACACGCACAGGCGTAGCCACAGGTGTAGCCAAAGAGCCAGCATTCTCTAGGAGTGCATGGTCAACCTCAGTAAGACTTGCAGTAATCTGTAATGGTGCACCCTTAGATAGCTGACCCTCCACCATCTCTAATGTGAATCGCTCATCATTATTCCATAGATCACTATCAAAGTTATCAACCCGACTGAAATTATTGAATTGGGCTGTCTGATAGGCTGGATCATCATCTTGAGATGCTCCAGCAACCATTGGATCCAAAACAAATAGGTTCATCTTATCAACTCTATTGCATATCATATGGTCGGCACTTGTCCAGTATCCGTCTCTTTCGAGAATAGAGCTTAGCACCTTCTCAGCTCCACGTCTAGATAATACGTATGCATACGCGCAAAAATGGAAATAGGTTGTAGGCTCTTGCTGACCAAAAATCTTATTTGGAAGAACCTTAGCCAAACCAGGTCCTACCCGCTCAAGCGTGTTGGCGAACACATCCCTATTTGGAGGTAAAACGCCACCCAAGTAGACACAGTCCCAGTTATCAGGGAGTGATTTATAGGCTACATTCCATGCAGCACGCCAACCAGGATCCAATCTTGCATCATCTTCCATAATTAGAAAACTCTTAATTTCTGGTGGTTCGCTGATTAACATATTCCACACTTTGAGATGACTGAGTGCGCAGCCCATTACTGCCTTCTTCCAAAAGAAATCGTTCGTCTTAAAAAGCCTTGTTAGAGATGGTGTCAGTCTAAGCTTTCTTCCGTCATATGCCACTATACGACGAGCATGGCCTTTCAAATCTGGATGGGCTTCTAGAAAAGCAGTCCGTCTATCCGCACGCCTATCTAGATTGATAATAAAGCATTCATCAATTCCTTCTAAGAATGGAATATGAGTTTTAAAGTTGCCTCTGTGCACATAGATACATTTCCCGCTGTGGAATGTAGTGCGGGCAGATATATCACAATAGATTTGTTCTAGAGGGAATCTTGGTAGCTTAATACGATGACTTAGAATACTCAAGATACTCTGGTCATGACGATGGCCAAAAGGGTGGCCATCAGGTCCTACTCCTGACCATTTGTCGCCTACAATTACATCGGGATCCTGAGCAAGTTTATATGCATCAGAAAATAATTTGCATGGAGCTGCGTGGCCGGCAACAAATACACAGAGCCCTGCAACAATCTGCTGAGATTCCTTTTCCTCATTTGTAACCTTG